TTACTCGATCCACGCTTGGAATTTGTCGATTGCTGTTCCTGAAACACCTGCATATCCATCCATTCCATTTCCTTTGTCCATGTCTCTCTGAGGTGGGTAATATCCTCTTCCGACAGGAGCAACTTTGTAAAAGATATATTTGTCTGAATTTGGAGAATACAAGTAGCATTCTACTTTCGCAATAGCATTTCTTCCATCACCAGCATATCCATTGTTTCCATCATTCCAATTACATCCCGTTACAAATGGATATGTCTTTCCGTTTACAGTCGTAATTCTGTATTTAATGGATGCTCCATTGTTCACTCTCATCGCAAGCCCTACAATTTTCTTTCCAGGAAGTCCAGCATAATCTTCCACATTTTTTACAAACGGGAGCGTTCTTCCACCCTCAATCATAACTGCATACTCTACGTCAATTTTTTTATTTTCATTTTGCGGAACTGGTTTCGATGGATCCGGCGTGGATACTGGCGGAACTTCCCCTGCAAGGAAAGACGACACCATATCAAGAAATCTCTGCCAGCCCATATCAAGTGTTCTGTGCGGACAATATTTCCCACTCCAGTCTTGGTGTTTCTTTACCTTGTCAATTCCCCATCCACGCTCTTTGAGCATTCCGGCAATTAATTCGGCTGCGTTTCTCTCTGCTTTCACAAAGCGGTCTCCGCCGGATTTACTATAACAGATTTCTACTGCAATCGAGTTTCTGTTTCCTCTTCCATTTCCGTCTCCGGCATGCCATGCGTTCCGATCGAGCGGAATACCCTGTACTGCTTCTTTGTCGTCGACCGCAATGTGGAAGCTTACTTGATTGTTGTTCCCGATCATGTACTTCACTTCGTTCTCGGCGGTGGCATCGTTTGCAGTGTTATGCACTGTGATGCTGTCCGCAGCCATTTGGTACGGGCATTTGATATTGTATTTACTTCCTGATACTAATAATTGTCTTACATTTACTGCCATAATAAAATCTCCTTTCTAAGAGAGGACGATTACTCGCCCTCTGAATCCTCGTCAATTGTCACTTTGCTTTCTGTCTGCTCCTTAATATAATAAACTATCTTCTGTAAAAACGGTGGCAGTGGCGTGCCAATATCTGCGATATTTTCCAATATGCTAATCAATTCATTGCAGATCAGCCATATCGCTACAATGCAGGCAATCAAAAAGGTAACTGGTACCGTAAGACCAATAGTAGCTGCTGAGTACTTAATCAGCTGGTCGATAATCGCACCAACAATAACCAGTAACCACATGCATACCTTTTTTGCAATTCCGCGGATGCTCTTATAAGAACTTACCTTTTCTTCTCTACTTTGCGTTGCTATCAATCCTGTAATGTAATCAATTACGTTACACGAAACCAATAGTACAACCGGAATAAACAACACCCCTAACATACTTGACAAAAAACTGCACACCGCAGTAAGAAATACTTTAATCTTATCCATTTTCTTCATATACCTCACTTTCCTTTCTCTGTTTAAAAAATTGCATAAAAAATAAGACCCGTTACGGTCTCGCTCTGATTTCCATGTTTGTCACCTCTACCTTTCCTTATTGATCTGCACTAAGCACATTACTACCACTCCAAATAGCGTCCCTGCTACAAATGCAAATACATATCCCATTTACTCCACCTCTATTCAGTCAATTCACCCATTCCTGAATCAACCAAGATTTCTTTTACCTGTTCTTTTAACAGTCTCGGTACGTCCTTAAACTCCTTTTTGCCTAACATAATTTGTTGTGCCCATAACATTGCCATCATAAAATCATCCTTTCTGTTTAAAAATAATAATAAATTAATAAGTATCTTATACATACACTAACTCACTCATTTCCAGTACGCACGCTGTAAGCATTTCTGTTTCCCCCTCGACACTCGCAACCCTCTCTTCTAATGTCGGTGACTCTTCCGGAATCGGTGGTAACTCCCTGTATTCTTGCACACGTTCAATGTGCCTTTGTATATCAGATTCTTCATCTGCCTCTACAATTCTGTAAGATGTTATAATCTCAAATCCCTCTTTGTATTCCAAATCTACCCCTAGTACAATCGGCAGATAGCCACTTGCTAGGTAATCTGATTCAGATGGGGATATGATTTGCTTGTCTTCTACGATAAGTACGGATGGCGCGTAAATCAGATTTCCGTCCTCTAATTTTCCAAACTTCTTATTCATAAGTCACTTCCTTTCTGTGTCAATTCTTTATAGCGTATTCCACTTCTATTCCTGTTTCTACCTCTCCGCTGTCCACTGTTATGATAGTAGTTCCGTCATTTGTGTGTAGAGAATCCAAACGGTTTTCAAACGTTTCTAAGACTGGCTCTTGTAATAGATATTGTATTTTAATTGGATTCTGTTTCAGCCACTCTTTTAATTTCTCAACTGTATCTACATTTCTTTCTCTATTTAACTTTATGTATATTTGTTTATTAAAAAGTGTAAAACATTCTTTGTCTTGACCGTCTACATACGTTACTTTTTCGATTTTGTCTGACATCGCATTATTTAATGCAGATATTTTTGTTGCATCTTCTAGTATATGCGCTGCAAAACAAATAGTTTTGTTTTGTATTCCACCTAAATGATTTGTAAAACCTGTATTTTCGTCTAGCACGATTTCCTTTATCTTTCTCACGATTCCATCTTTTGTCACAACATCTTTATATCCTCCGATTCCTCGAAGTGGTTCGTCTAATGCGATTTGTGTTGTTTGTGGCTCTTTGTACGCATCATAAGCTGTCTGAGTTGAGCCTAATTCAATTTGTATGTCTCCAATCACTTCCGTAAACCAGTATTTTTCTTTTGGACAATCAACATAATAATTAAATTTTATTTCACCCGTTTCATCTGTTGTAAATGTACCCTTTCCGTAAAAATAATTTAAAGACAAATCGGGTTTTGTTTGTATAGATACTCCTTTTCCAGTTTTTATTCCTCTTACAATATTAAAAATAACATATTGTTTAGGCTTGTCCACTAAACGCTTACAACTCATCGTGTATGTTGTATTTGGCTTTAATTTAAGTATTTTGGTCGTATAAGTCGTATTTGTCCAAGTATCATCGTATTTGTCATATTTGCTTATATCAAACAGATTCTTTCCGGTTACACTCACATCAATCGCATATTTTCCACTTACTTCATCGTATTTTCCACTATTTTTTATTTCTTTTGGAGATTCAATGCTTGGGTTCTCTCCTTGTTTACTATTTCCCGACAGCACCAACCTCTTAAACCTTGTCTCTACGCAGTTTTCCAAGACAATACTTCCGATTCCGCTAACAGTTTTATAATTAAAACTCGCCCTTGTCATCAACGCCCTACGCTTCAAAAATATCATGCGACCACCTCAAATTCTTTCCAAAACAGAACATTTTGCTCAATTTGACAACAGTATTTCTTATTCGGTTTTGTGACAAATCCGTCTAAGATAACCCCGACTGGCAGTGTTACTTTCGTAGGTGTTGCACCGCTTGTGAACCAAAACGGATAGATATTAATTGCATTTGGCTTTTCGGGTGCAAGCGTTAGATTTAGTTCTGCGACCTCGCCCCAAACGACTTGGATATTTGGTTGTAGTGTGTAGGTTGTAGACGGATTGTTGACTTGGATTTCTACAATGGAATCAAGTATCTGTTGCCCTTTTGCCTGTACCGCTTCAGTTTGCTTTGCACCCTCTTTCTGCACTGCTTTAACCGCATCGGTCTTGGTAGCATTTACTTCTCCGACTGCCTGCGTTCCGGCACTCTGTACACTTTGTATCGCCTGTTGTGCTGTGTTTCCAAACCACTGTACAGTTTGCTCTACAGAGGATTTATCCTGTCGCACCTGTGTAGCCAGTCTCTCGACTTCCGCTTTATCTCCTGCGACTTCAAGAGCGTGTTGCTCTGCCTTTCCCTCTGCTGATTCTGCCCGGGCTTGTGCTTGTAGGGCAGCTTCTTTCGCCTGTTCTGATTTTTGTTCGGATAACAGAGCATTTGTTGCGGCTGTCTGTGCCTGGTCTTTATATTCTTTTACAGCCTGTACCTGTTCTCCGATGCCGGATACAGATTCGACCATTTCTGCAATTGCCGTTCTATCTTCTCCGGTTTTAATTGCATCGGCTTTCGTTTGCTCTGCATATTCTCCGGCTTGTTTCTCTGCTGTCTCTGCACGATCAGCAGCGTTATTGACTTCTTCAATCGCCTCCCGAAACGGATCTGCATTGTCGTCTCCACCCGGAATCTCCGGTTTAGATCTAGCTTTTACTTTCAGCGAAAGACTGTGTTCTGTGCGCCCGCTGGTCGCATCCGTGAGATAAATCCATACGTATACAAAGTAATCCTGTAATTCACCTTCATTTTCAAGTAGGCTATCTGGTATTACCACATCCGTCACTCCATCTTTCGTTGTGCCGATTCGTGGTATCGCCTGTCCTGCAGTTTTTTCTAACGAGAAGTGGATTTCTACCGCTTTCGGAAGATTCAGCCCTTGTATTCGCAACACTTCTCCATAATTCCATTGTGACGCCCCGTACACAATCGGATGGCTGTCGTTTTTAAAATTTGCTATTACCATCCTTATCCCTCCTGATCTGTTAGGATTTCCCTTACCTGTTCTCGGATTTTCTCAGGTACATCTTCGATATTCTTTTCTTCTTTCCTAATCAAATCCGCATACACTTTCGCAATGTAGATCATTTCTGCACCCCCATTTCGTATAGTTCACAGATGGCGCCCTGCAGGTCTGTAATCTGCGTATTTGCATTTACTAAGGCTTCTTTTAACGCTGCGTTTTCCGTTTCAAGCTGTTTTATCCGTTCTTCCGAACTCTTTCCAACTTGATTAATAACTACACCATAAATTCCACCTGTGTACTCTTCCGTGCGGTAAAACTCCGTATAGCCCTCGTATTCGGCAATATTTTGTTCGCGTTCTGTGATGCGCATGATTTTTGTCTTTACCGGGTCTGTAAATAGTTCTCTCAGTTGCACCGGCGCAATATTTATTACTTTGATTTCTAATTTTCCGCCAGTCTCATGCACTGACTGGGTTTGTATTTTTGTTGCGTCTGCAAATATTAATTCCATATTATCACCTACTTCCATCTTCCGACTGCGTACCAGTCAAAGTCGTGTGTATCAATATTCGCACCATTTAAACCACGGGAATATGCATACCCTTGACTAGTTGAGTGTTTAGATGCAACCATGACTTCGACTACTTTACCGCTTATGTATTGCCCTTGTGCAAACAGTACGTAATCTTTTGTGGAACCCGCAAATGGAATTGCGTATTTTATGATTCCGTATCCATCCGTATATGAGCAATTCACAATTCCCCACTGTACAAGCTTTCCACTTGCATACTTTTCATAATAGTTGTACCTGTTTGTTCCGGCAATTAATTGTTTCCCCTGTTCTACTATGTAGTCTTTTAGACATCTCATTATCAAAGACATGTCAGGCTTCAAGTCAAACATAGGCTCCACTGCAACAATGCTCAGTCCCTCAATCTTAACACGGTAAAGTGGCATCTCCCTGATTTTTCCATTATTATAGATGTCATCCTGTGTTAGTTCCGGATCCACCGCTGTAGCCCCTGCAACTCCTTTTTTTACAGTGCAGTGCATCTCGTCAATTCCACCTGTTCCGGTTGTTTCAAACACCGCTACAATAAAGTCATTTCTTTTCTTTCCTGTTTCTCCATTTGCAATTTCGCAGTCCTCGTATTCTCCATACGGTATTCTCGCAAAATGTCCACCTACAATCAGAACACCATCTGCAATTCTCACTTTGTTGTTGCTGAGTGTAGTTGCCTTACACTGCTGGCCGAGCGTGAATACTCCATCTCCCCCCGCAATAGACTGGAAGATAGCAGCATCGTCTTCTGCGTAAATATGTGCTGTCTCTTCCGGCGGTGTATTTAACGTAAGTCCTTTAAATCCCATCTAATCATCTCCTTTTACTCTATATTCGATTTTCACAGTGTTTCCTTGTATATTCAGTATCTTTCCGATAATCGGCTTTTGTACGTATGTTTCTGTCACGGTGTCGTAACCAGCGATAATGTCTCCAATTTCGTAGTCTCCATCGTCTACTGCAAGATTGCATTTTTTGTAGTTCTGCAGTTCTTTTAATCGGCTTGTTCCATCTTTTTCCAGTTGTGCTAGATCTGCACTTGAAAAATCATAAACCGCTGCACGCTCCGCCAAGCCTTTATAAAACTGCGTCTTGCCAATACTACCATCTTCTTGCACGTAAAGATGTAATACCACACGTTCTTCGTTTTGTCCCTCGCCGGCACAAACCAAATGATTTATTCCGCCCCTGTAATCTTCTATTGTAAGAGATATCTGTTCGGATTCCTGCGAATACTCTAGTTCTTCTGAAAAGTCCGTAATCGGAACAGCTTGAAGGCTTACATATCCGTAATCAAGTCCATCAGGCTCTATATAAGATATCTGTAAACGATGCTTATAAGCTGTCAGTAGCTTTGTAATTGCATCATATAACGTCACATACCTATCCACTTGCCAATCCTTAACCGCTACATCAGTAGAGATTTCCGGAACAAAAAAAAGACCATCGAATCGGTCCTTTATCAATTCTCTCAATATACTATTTAATTCTCCATTCAGCACAAGGTGGTCTTTCCCAGTCGGTGGCTCTACAATTTTTTTCGTAAGCAGACCTCTCCATGTCAATCCACCAAAGGTCAGCTCATATCCATCAGACTGTATATCGTCAATGATCCCGCCGTACTCTGTATCAGGTATAAAAATACGATTCTCATACCAATACTTTCTCTTTGTCCATTCGGAAACTGGCAACTGGAATTGGAAGTCATTCGTATCACCTAAATCAACATCAATCTCACACACCTCGCTCATGTAGTCAATTTCCTCTCCAAAGGGAGTAGCTGCAATAAATTTTAATTCTGACACTTTGGTTCGCTCCTCTCTTCGTAGATCAGCAAGTCAAAATCAAACGTTCCTGGCCATACGATTTCCTGTTTTCCTGGAGGGACTTTCTTAAAAATACTCTTCTTTTTTGCACGGTTATGAAAAACACTTTCACGCTCTCCATTTACAGCTACTTTCTCCACTGTTTCTTTCATGCTGTTAATTTCAAGATATTCTCCTTTTTCCAGCATGATATTTACGAGATACGGATATCCGCCGATGCCGATCTGTGGATTAACAATCGGTCCATATATTCTCAGTTTAAAGTTTGCTTCTGTAAAATGCGGATTGATAATATATGTATTATTCATTCCGTTCGCGTAACGATATGGATACTTATAAGGGTATTGCTTATTGTCAGTCGATGTGATATCAGTTATCTTAAAATTAAATTCTGTTTCTTTTATCCAAAATGGATTATCTGTCACAACTGTAAGATTTTTAACCTGAATAAACACTTTCAGGAAAACATCTGATTTTATATCCCCGGAAATATAGCAACTCATATACTGTTCTCCAACATACAATTTCCCGGGGATTCTGTTTAAGACATCTTTCTCCACAATCGAATAAAAATTCTCAATTACTTCTCTAAACGTCTCCTCTGTATCCGCTGTCACTGTCACTTTAATCGGAATCGTGGCACTTTCACGGTAAAAGGATACAATCTTCCTCCCATTATTCGTTTCTGCATTCCAAGAATAGTTCAGGAGCTCGTGATATTGAAGGATGATATTTTTTGAATCCAAATCAACTTTTTCATTCAGGTGATTTTTATAATAAATTCTCAAATTAAAATTCCCCTTTCTCGCAATCTCTGATCTACTACCCTTCCAATCTGCCTTTCCCCAACTTTTAAGGATAACTCCTTTACAGCCGATCGCATACACTGCTCCATCTTCCTGTAATCAATTTCTGCATTTCTTTCATATGCCTGATTTTCCTCCGCTGTTAAGACACGTTCTCCTTTATGCAAAACAGCCTGATAACCATCGTATGGTACATTATCCAATCCATTATAATGGAATTTCCCCAACTGCAACCCGATACGGTCTCCAGCACTTAGGTACTGAGGCACAAATTCTATTACTCTAGGGCTTCCTACAATACCTTCAACTTTTGCTTCGATTTCTTCTAACGCGGAAATTGTACCATCCTTGTTTACAGTTATATTGTAAGGCGTGCCGTTTATATTCAAAATTCCTTCTCGCGTTCCATCGGTAGCCTCTGTCACCTCTTCTAATGCATATTTAATTCCCGTCGCGGAATCAATTACCATATTGGAAGTTTCATCATACTTTATGTGCGAGCCAGCAACGAGCTGAAATGCAGCATCTTCTTTTTGTGCCATTTTCTCCGCGCTCTCGCCTATTTCTTTCCACGCTGAACCGGTTTTGTACGACAGATTACTGTGCATAGCAACTATGTCCCCTGTTTTTTCATCCACTTTTATTGCAACCTGTTCGTAGCGACCAGCAACCGTGTTGTACATATAGTAGCATCCGCTCTTTGTGATTTCTCCTATTCCGTCATAAGCTTTTTTCATCTCATCGAGTGTTTCTCTATTAGTAACCTCTTGTTTTGTCAAAACTTTTCCGTTATATTCATTAATCACGCCTTCTAAATTTTTATTGCTATCCAACGCCATGTTGTAATACTTCTCATACTTGTCCTGTTCTGTCTGAATTGCCTTTTCTTTTGATGCTTCCAAATTGTCAATCTGCTTCTGATACATTTGCTTTTCTGTCTCATCAGCCGTTTCCATATAAAGCTTCAGTTGACTAATCCCGTCATCATATTTTTCTTTAATGAGTTTTATCTCCTCATCGCGCTCTTTTGCTTTCTTTTTAAGCAGCTCACTTGCTTGATCAGCATTCATCGTAGCTATTTGATTCTGGAAACCTTTCTCAGCAGCAAGTAATTCCTCTTTTGTTTCCGCATTCGTCTGTAATTGTATTTGCGCTACCTTTTCGTAATGCTGCGACAATTCCTGTATTTGTGCCTCTGTCAACTGATTATTTTGTTCAGTTGCAGCTTGCTTGATTGCATTGATTGCATTCAAGTGTTCCTGTACCGCCTGCTGTTGTGCATCGTAGGATTCGCTCAAAGTATTCAATACCTGCTGTTCTGATTCATCAATCACACCGTCTTCTGCGATGAATAGCTCACGTAAATTTTTCTGTGCTTCATCTTTTTTAGACTGAATAACTGTGATTGTTTCATTACACATGCTTTCAACACGAGAAATCAACTCATTCGATTCCTCTGCTGATACGACTCCATCGAGAGAGATTCCAGTCAGATAAGTATTAAAATCTACCATTTTCTCTCTTGCTTTATCCATATTATTCACAAACTCTTCTGACAAAGTATCTCCATAGTCCTTTGTAACAAGGTTTAATTTTTCCAGCTCTTCCTTGGTCTTTACTTCTGTGCCATTTAATTTTGCAAGCATTTCTTCCATCAAAGACAAATCTTCTTTTGCATCTGTCACAGAACGATTCATAAGCTGACTGTTTTCATGTATCGCATAGATACCTGTGCCGACCACTGCTGCACCTGCCGCAACCGGAGCAAGTGTACCAAGCAATCCGACCATACTTCCGGTCAAACCTGCGTGCCCTATTACCGCACTCGCCCCCTTGGCTGCAGTTGCAGCTGCTGTCTGTGCCGTTCCAAATGTCTTTAATCCTTTTGACACCCCTCCGACTGCACTGGCTAATTTTGTAAAAGTGGTCACTCCTCCACCAACTACTTTTAAAGCTGGTCCGGTTGCCACTAAAACCATTCCCCACTTGATAATATTATCCTGTTGCTCATCTGACAAATTCGAAAATGCATCCGCCACGTCTCCTACAATATCTGCAGTTTTCTCGATCACAGGAACAAACATCGCTCCAAGTCGTACTCCTTCATTGCGAAGTTCATTCAACGCTCCCTTAAGCTGTTCGGCCGGAGTTGCATCTATTTTTTCAAATGCCTTCTGTGTTGCTCCAACACTATTTCCCATAGCCGAAAGCATATCATTGTATTCCTGTCCGCTTCCTTTCGCAAGGACAAGAGCAGCGGAGCCGGCTTCTACAGAACCAAACATATCTTTTAATGTCTTATCATTTTCTGCAGCGTACTGAGTTAGCATACTTAAGATTTCGGAAGTCGAAGTTCCTTCTTTTTTTAAATCTGCAAAGCCTTTTCCTGTCAATTCTCTCAAAGCTAAATCTGTAGCAGTGCCTGATTTTCCTAACTCAGATAGCATAGCTTTTAAGTATGTTCCTGATTCTGCTGTTGCAATACCATTTTTTGTTAGTTGCGCGTAAGATGCAGACAGTTCTGTAATATCAAAATTTACAGATGCTGCAACAGGGATTACAGCTCCCATACTTGATGCAAGCTCATCCACTGTTGTCTTACCCAAATTTTGCGTCGTGATAAGCAAATCGGAAATCCTTGTCGCATCCTCAGTTTTTAGATTGTAACCGTTTATAGCTGTCGTGAGAACGTCTACCGACTTCGCGCCATCTGTAAAACCACCCTTTGCAAGTTTAATCGCTTCTGTTGTAAATCCGATTGCTTTTGTTTGATCAACGCCGGCAGAAATGGATTGATACACTGCTTCTGAAAACTCATCTACAGCGACCTTTGATTCACTGCTTGCATCTAAAAGCTGTTCTTTATATTGACCAAAATCTACTACATTATCATCTAGCAGGGTGCTTACTTTTGCAAAACTACTTTCGAAGTCTACAGCCATTTTTGTAGTTGCTGTTCCAGCCCCTATGAGCGGAAGTGTAAGTCCTTTCGTTAAAAGACTGCCTGTTTTCGATAGAGACTCTCCGATTTTCGTTGTAGTTTCTAATTCTTTGCTTATCTTTCGCGCTTCACTTGAACCGATTGCACCTGCTTTCTCCATATCAGACTTGAAATTTGAGATATCCACTTTAATTTCTGTCATCAATGGTGCTAGCTTCAACATTCCCTTTCCCATAGTTTCACCTGCTTTCAAATCTTCTAATTGCGGTTTCGTCCGCTCCTGTCTGCTGTAACCTCCATAAATCTTTCAAAATTTCTCTACCTTGCTCTGTCTTCTGATACATCGCAACCCAGCTTTCCTTTCGCAAGAGCAAAAAATAAGAATAAGGGAGCTTAAGAACTTCGTTGAAATTTAGTCCCGTATACTCACTTATTCTCTTTATTGCTCCTGTTCTAATATGATATCCTTTTTCCCAATCCTCTACCGGAAAATATTTTTCACAAATCGCCTGTCCTATTTTTCCGTCTGGGATTGGGATTTTAAGTTTGGGTCTGTTTCCGCTTTTAATCGCAATATTGCAATTTCCGCAATTAGTCTAACCAAAGCTTCATATGGGAGTTTCTTTAACTCTTCCTTGCCAAATTCCTTTCCCTGTTTGTTATGATTTAACAATAATTCAGCAGTCTGCAATTGTTTTTCGTACTTGTTTTCTTGTGTCATATCTGCTTCAATACGAGCTGTTTTCATAAGCATTTCAAGCGTTGGTTCCAAAACATCATATTCTTCTCCAAAGACTTTTATTTTTAAAGAGTTATTAATGTATTTGTCTAAGTCTAACATTACTTACTCTCCTCCTCTTCTTCTGCTTTTTTTCTCACAGATGTTTTTGCAATAGCTGCCGCTTCCTCATCCGTCATTTCTTCTTCAAAACTTGCTAAGAATTTGTCGATTTTTTTAACCGCTGTTAATTCTGCGTCAACGGTAACCTCTTTGTTTTCCCACGCAATTGCAAATCCGGAACCACCTTGTCCAATCATGGTAAAGCGGATTTTCTTTCCATTTTCCTTTGTATGGACTGCACGCAATAAAACAGTGCGTAGCGCTTTCCCCTCGCCTGTAAACACAAGTTTGCGAATCTTTTCATCTTTATCCTCTGACAACACGGCTGTAGAAAATAATGCAAGATTTTTCAGATTCCAGGACAAAATACCTGTCTTGGCAGATACTTCCTCTTCTGTTACAGCTGACTTCACAATCTGACCGTACTGATTCTTCACATCGTATTTCGTAGGTTTGTAATTCACTGTAAAGCCGCCTGAGCAATGCCCTACATTATTTTCCGGTGTTTCAATTGTATTATGTTCCGGGAGCTCTGTTCCTGTAAATTCATACATATACACATCGCATGCCCCAAGTAAAATTTCATCTTTCTTTCCCATGTAAATTCCTCCATTTTATTAAAAAATATATGGTGTCCTCAAACATTTGGCACCCATCGTTAAACAAAATGCCTCCCCCGGATAATTCGGAATGGAAGCGAATCGCACCTGTATTTACAAATGGCTCATCTTCCTCCATATCAAGCAAATCAAGAAGTTTCGTTTCGCATTCCACGCAGACATCATAATCCGAGTGGATTACTTTTAATTCCAACTGGCTTTCTTTCAAATGCCCTCCCGACAGAGGCGTCACAGTATAAACAACACTTATGTTTTTTAGATCCACCGTAAAAACCGGATAAATCTTTCCTTTTAAATCCGGAATATGCATCTCTATATATTTTTTGATAGCTGTTTTCATCCTTAGCCTCCTAAAATTTTTTCAATTCTATCCCGGTTAAATAATTGCGCATACAAAAGAAATGGCTGTGCTCTTTGCCCCACCGTGTGATAATATCCTCTTCGTCTACCACTCTTGATTTCATATGTCCAAGGAGTTTTTCTTCCATTTCCATCCTTTGCGTAGATTCCAGTGCCGTTGTGAACGTAAGGAGCATATTCTTCGTTACTCCCAATACGTCCAATAATTTCAGTCTCTGTGACTTCTGTTTCGCTCGTAATTGATGCCCGCAACACGCCTTCATCTACAGGGCAATCCATTTTGGCTTGGTTCTCAACAAGCAGGCATGCTTTTTCCACCCGCTTTTCCATATCAAGCACAATAGAGATTGTTGCATCTTCCAAGCTTCTAATAAACTCCTCATTATCAGGCATCATTCCACCACCTTCAAAAGCAAACTCGCAAGTCTTCCCTCTGTATTACAACTTGTAATTTCGTACACAATTCCATCTCTTACAATTCTGTATTCATCTGCTCTTATTTTTTTGTAATGAGTTAGCCCGGAATGAGTAGATTGTAGATATTTTTCCGATGCTGTAACTCGCATGTCATTTTTTTTGTAAACAGCTACTTGTATTTTCCTAATGTTCTTCCACATCTGTTTCCCTGCGCCGGATTCTGTTTGAGCAGGGATGTTTTGTTGTAATGTGTACTCTTTCATGTCTCTATTAATAGACATTGCATCACCTCGGCAATCTTCTGTGTCTTCGGATAATACGTTTTGCCCTATCCGGCAATTCATCCGTGTAAGTTGTGCTACCCCCGGAACTCTGTGATTCAGATACGATACCTTCTGTGCCATCACGGTTATATCGTATCAATACCAACTCTTTCACAACAGAACTGCATTCCTGTGGGATCTCCTCATCCGCTTTATAATTAAGCATTGCTCGTAACTCATCCATGCTATCTTGTATCATGTCCCGCAGCAATAACTCGTCCGTTATTCCTTTTCTAAGTAATAAACTTTCCAAAATCTGTTCTTCCATCTTAATCACCATCACAAAAGAGGGAATAAATCCCTCTTAATTAACCCGCTACTTCTTTTGTGTTCACCGGGGTTTTTGTGTCGTTTGTAATTTTCACGTTAATTGGTTCAACATCTGCTGCTGTTCCAACTTCGAAGTACAATGCTGCGCTTGCATCATCACGGAGTACCTTATCACCATAAACACAAAGACCGCGGATACCGTCTGCGAATTTACTCTGTAAACGCATCGCTTCCATCTCGTTGATCTGCTTCGCCGCACCAATTGCGGATTTGTGATTCGCAATCACGACATTGGCTGGAAGCTCTTCCGAACACATCACCTGCATTCCGTTAATTGTCTGCCCTTCTACCACACCATTTTCCAGCACCCTCGGGTTATCCGTAAATCTCTTATCTTTCGATAACAGTCCGAGATAATCTGCATTTACTGTTACAAAACGGTTAACTTTAGGAACCTTCTTCTTTGAAAGCATCGTTCCTAAATCGACGATATAATCATACGCATTCGCTGGAGTTACTTTCTTTTTCGAAGAAGAGCTACCAATTAAAAGTTTTGTGCCTGCTAAAAGTGCAGCAAAGAAATCTTTGTTATAAGTTTCAGCTAATACCGCGGAATGTTCTTTGGTTGTGGCTGTCATTACATCAGCCTTAAGCTGCACTTTGTCCACATCATCTAAAGCAAACGCGAAATATTTTTTCTTGTCAAAAGTCATTTCGACCGGAGTTGTGTCGATTTCATCCCAATCAACAGAACCTTCGTAATCTTTCAGTGTTCCACCTGCGATACGGTTAAAAATAACCTTACTTCCTTTAATTTCTGCTGGTTGTGTTGCTAATACATCCGCAATTGATACGGAATGGAAGTTCGCAAGAAGAGCGCCTTCCCATAATGTTGGTTTAAAATTGTCTACTGCCATATTTTTTCATCCTCTCTTTTTTATTGTTTTGCCATCGCTTCAAACTGTGCCGCAACCTCTTCCGCGGTCATGTTATCCGCATTGTTGACAAGTGTATCGAATGTAGTAATTGCTGGCTTTCCATCCGGGTTTGACGGGCTCCTCCCTGCTATTGTCGGACCAAATAGATCTTCATAACTTTCCTTTAGGCCTTTTACTTGCTCGTCCAATCCTGATACTGTGCCATCATCCGATACGATCAGTTTCTCACGGTCAAACTTTCCAGCGAGAAGATCTGCATGTTTCACATTGTTCACCGAAAGAACCTTGCTGATTGCAGCATCGATACGCATCCCTTTAATTTCTTTGTCGTGATCCGCCTTCAATTGTTTGATTGTTCCTTCGTGTGCTTTGATCGTCTTCTGAAGTTCTTCGTTATCAGCATTGTTCTTTTTCAAATCACCGATTGTTTGATTTGCCGTTTCAAGCTCTTTCACTTTCCCATTGTACTGTTCTTTTGGGATGATATGTTTCGGCGCTTCTTCATTGATTTTTTTCATTGTCGCCTCAACATCCAGCTTTCCGTCATCTCCGTACACTGCATTTGATAAAATTTTCTGTAACCATTCCATTTTCTTTACCTCCATAGATTTTTATACCGGCTCTCCCGGTACTGGGATGTATCGTTGTTCTTTATACCCTGCAACCTTTAAAAAAGGGTATAAAAAGAACACCTACCATTTTTGATAGATGCTCCTGTTTCCCTCTCCTGCTAATTACTTACTCATCTTCCCAAAATTCATCATCTAACTCTTCGGAATCTTCGTCAAGAATAATCTCTATATCTTCCGGTAACAATTCAATATCTAGGTCATCTGGCATTTCACTGATTTTTACTTTTTTACTCTTCAGTATTTTCTTCATATAATTCGAATCCATAATCAATCCCATACCTTTCCGCAAATGTCTTATTTACTTCGTCCTTGAACATTACATGTCTTTCGACTTTTGTGATTTTACCCTCATTATACATTTTTTGATATTTTTTCCGCAAGTCCTTTTTTATCTGCTCGTATATCTCTTTCATTTTTTCTGATGATTTTATTTCCTCGGGCCATTCTTTTGGTTTTTTGATGTAGTACGAACCATTTATTGTTGATACTCGTAGTTCAGAAATCGGCATTCTCTTTAAAAATTTCAAATCGGTAAACGAAAATGAACCTGCAGAAGGGTGATTATGTGTTACAACCGCATTCTTCAATTTGAAATAGTCTAGTGGAGAAATGCTTACGCTGTCCACTTTTCCTCGTTTTGAAGACAGAAATTTCCCTTTCGAATCATATATTTCCATTGTTTCATAGTCTCTTTCACTTATTGTCTGTTCTGATTTCATCAATTCTTTCTTTGCTTCTTTTGACCATTTATCAGTGGAATCTTCCAGCCTTCCTTCGTTCCTTTTCTGTTTTTCAATTTCCTTGTAGTCTGTAACCGGAAGCACTGTACATCTGCAGTTTGCATGCAATGGAATATGAGGACATCTATCAATTGGATATATTTTACCATGATAACCGCCACACGTGTCACAGGTCCTTTCATCAACCGCCGCCCAAACTTGAACATATTCCACACCAGCATCTTTGTACCGGTACAAGGCTGCATCATTTAGGTAGTGCATACTCTCAGTACGAACAAGTCTGTGACACTCATTAAACCCTTGTCCCATGCGATTATGCAGCATAACGGCTATTTCTGTAACAGTTTTCCCTTGCTGCAATCCAATAAGCAATAGATCATTCAAACTCACTGCGAGCTTCTTCTGATTCTTCCATAAGCGTCCTGAAAAGGTATCGCCTCTCCACGGAGTATTTAGCAATTTCTCCATCAGTTTCTTGTTTGGTATTGCGAAATCCACCGTTCCCATGTTTTCAGCCGTATTCCTATATACCTGGCGAAATCCTTCTTCCATATTTTTCTTGGTAGATTCCTCTGCAGCGTTTCCAAGCTCTTCTATAATTTTTTCAAACTTTCGGTTTAACTCCGCTAGTCTGTTCTGCTTATGCATTTCAGATAGAGAAAGAACTCCATCTTTACTGTGCTTTTCTGCCAGTCGATAGAGTTCGTCTTTCACATTTTCGCTTGCATCTATGTAAAATTCCAATAAAGCTCTATTCTTTTCTTCCAAGGAATTATATATCTTCCACGTTTCCGATGCTATTCGTTTTTCCCAGTATTCACTATTCTTCGTCATTTCCATCATCCTTTATTTGAGGCACTGCGTCCCATTCAGGTGCCGATGCTTCTCTTTGCTCTTCAAGCGCTTTCATTTCTTCTTCTACGTTCGTCACAAATGGATGATGCGCAATAATTGTCTTATCCGATATCACATTCTTGGAATTATTGCAATTCTGAACCTGTTCAGATTCGTTTACAGTCATATCTCTATTAAACACAAGCTCAATCCCTATGTTTTCAAAACTTCCTTGCCCGGTAAGCTGTAGATATACATCCACAAAATACATAAGCATCTCAAAACCATTTTTAAATTCTGCCTCTAAAAGATTGCATTTTAAATCCAATCCCGAATACATGAATTTTAAAGCTACGCCCGACGGAGCAGAACCAAACTTGTCCAAGTCCTTATTAACTGATTGCCCACTCTCCACAATATCGCGATTTAATTGTTCATAATGTTCTCTGAGCGCTGTGATGTCCATCTGTGGAGTAATCGTATCTACACCACCATCTTCCGGGTCGTCAATTGGTATTGCTCTGTCTTCGTTTATAGATTTCATAAATTCCGACAAATCTTGCCCTCCATAGCCCTTTAAAACGAATATTAAATTTTTAACTTCTTCCACGTAGTTTGCGGCTTCGCTTCTTCCTATGTCATACCCATCTATAAGGCTCTTTACAAATTTAATATCCGGCAATTCGATCTGATTGTTTTTAAATGGTATAAACGGTACTTTCCCCCATACCTTCCACTCATTTCCTTGTTTGTAATGCGCAATCGGTCCTCCCGCATCTTCACTCTTCTCATAGTCATAGATCAATAGACTTCCTTCGAGCCTGTAATAAGCAACGCTGTCAGCTTTCCAAACTTCTACATTCTGAACAACTTTTTCTTGGTTATACTGCCATACAGTTGTGTCGTAAACACGAATCATTGCTTCCAGTTCCGTATGGCTCCTATCTTTCCAATAAGGGATACATTGCTCAGATGGAATCAGCATGGTTTTAAAATCGCCATTCTCATCTACATATACTTGCAGCCATCCGACACCTTTGTTCGATGCTTCGTACCCTAACTGCGTAAGTTGGTACTGAAATCTCTTTCCGAGAACATCCTTAATTTTTTTTGAGTATATTTCTTCATTCTCTCCAGTTTCCGTTTTGAATGTTACTGGCTTTGTTAGCAGATAAGCCACTTTCTCATCAACCTGTGTCTTGTATTTCCCATGCGCTAGCTTATTATTCGCTTTCCATGTCTCCTCCTCTTCATGTCCGTTCACTTTCTTAGTGATTTTTCTATCCATGATATCATTGTCAACTTGATAGTATCGCTCACCTTCCATCATAAGTTTTCGTTTTTTAGATGACATGAAATTTTCAATCAAATATATGACTCTGCCATCTGTCAGCGTATTGCTTTCTGTTACCGCTGCCATTCCAGCTTTCACTCCCTTTCTGATTCGATTAAATATCTCTTTTACTTTCATGTGTTCAGCTCCTTAACCTTAAAAAGTTCTAAGTCCACCTTTTTCCATATTTTCTGCAACACCTGTAGTGGCATCCGGCGCATCGTCATGTTCGTTCTTTCCTTCCCTTTGATATTTCACCATTGCATCATGGTACTCTGGCCAACGGTCTTTCCAATTCTTCGGATAATACACATGATTCATTACCCATGTTGCATTGGATAAAATTCTTGCAATCTTATTTTCTGATTGATGAAACCATTTTACATGAGTTCTATTGCTGTGATGTTTCTCTTCTAAAATTCTTCTTACTGCTCTTGCGAATCCCTTACCACCGTTGTTAGACTCTATCCTCGCCTTATTTACCCCGTACTCGTATAACATTTTTGCAACTGCAGGCTCTGTTTCTTCCATTGGTTTCTGAGTGTAAATAATCTCCAGTATGTATGCTTCTTTGTTGTAAACGCCATAAGTAATGCTACAAAGATAATCCGCCCCTTCATCAGCTGTATCCGTGTAATTCCGGATAGAAGTAAATAACACATGCCCTTTATCATCACGAGGAACATCATCATAGGTTTTGAATGATGAATACAGTTTTCCTTTTAAATTAATCGGCTCTTGCTGGTAATTTGCCAAAGCAATATCTTCTCCCATTGCCTTTATCTTTGCTTCATAGGATTTTCTCGACAACACTTCCTCACACAGCATCGTTCCATCTTCTTGCAAAGCCTTCATGCATACATGCCGAATCTTTGTTCCTTGACTCCCAAAAAATTCCAACGCTTTTCCCGCTAAATCATTCGTTGCCCATCTCGTCATAATGATGATGATTTTACCACCTTCTTCAAGACGTGATAGCATTGTATTGGTAAACCATTCCCAGTGACCTTCCTTCACTGTCTCGTTATACGCTTCCTTCGAGCTCTTGATTAAATCATCGATAATCAGGATATCTGCACCGAATCCAGTAGCAGTACCAGTCGGAGAAGTAGCGAGATAATTATTATATCCGCCCTCCAAGCTCCACAAATTCATTGCTCCATCTCCGAGTTTTATTTTTACTCCCGGAAACACGTCAGAGAAAATAATTTTATTCTCATCTGCCTTTTCTTCTTGGATGCTGTTTCTGACATTTTTTGAGAACGTTGTTGATAATGTCTCGTTATAGGATCCCGTCATAACTTTCTTCGTCCTGTCTTTTCCAAGAATCCACTCAACTAAATTTCCGGCAGTTCTACTTTTCCCATGTCTCGGGGGTTCATTCACAATCATAACCTCTTCATCGGACTCGAGGAATGTTTGAAACTCATTGCAAAGATGTACAAGATATTCTCTCTCCGGCTTATAAAAATCAGGAGCTTTTAAATTGCAATAAAAAAAGAACTCACGTCTTGCAAGCTCTATCTTAGCACCTTGTATAATCTGCTGCTTTCTATCCATCTCGAATCAGCTTCTTTAACTCTTCTGTTGTTAAATCTGCAAAAGGGTTGTTCGTGTTAAGTTCCCCGGCAAGGCCAACATCTTTCTTGTCCCTCCATACATCCGGCTTTCTATTCTTCAGCCAAAAAATTTGTGCGGTTGTATCCGGCACTACTTCTTTCGTTACTCTCTTAGTTTCAACACCACCCTCAGTCGTTATTTCATCATATCTGTACCCGAGCGCTCTTTTCAGCAAAGCGTTCTCCACTTGTCTGTCAACTACTTCCTTTCCCTTTTTTAAGGCCTCCGAAATCTCCGAATACTTGTTTTTCCAAACATACAACGTAGATGTTGTTATTCCCATATTCGAAGAGATCTGCTCATCTGTCAAACCATCTCTCGCCCATCCTTCCAGCTTTAGCAAGCCTTCTGGCTCTATCCATTCTTGATATTTTCCTTTTGCCATCCGGCTCACCACCTTCCAATCTATCAACTTTCTTTTCTATCTCTGGATACAACAGGAATCGAACCTGTGACATATTCACTACGAGTGAAGTGCTCTACCACTGAGCTATGTATCCAAATAAAAATGACAACAGACTGCTGCCTGCTGCCACTTCGAATCTCTTATCTGTTTCTCTTCGATGATATCATAATATCACATATTCGACTGAACTTCTATGAACTCTTTTGGAATCTCCAGATGTGCTAGAGCTTTTCCATGTAGTTTATGAGTCCATCGTTCAGAATAATTCATTTTCTCTGCAACTTCCCACCAATCCATGCCTTTTATGTATCGGTAGAATAACACATTCTTTTCATTCGTGCTTTTCAGCTTATCAATTCTTTTCTTGATGTCTTTGTAGATGATAATTCTTGTGTATCGTTCATCCGTTAGCTCTCTTTCCAGTTTATCTAATTCAGCTGCGTATCCTGACAAATCATTTTGTCCTGATCCATGAGGCATTCCATCATTATTAATTGCTATGCCCATTTTCATACCGCGAATCTCTGGAATCTCTGCATTAATTCTCCTGATTCTTCTCACGCACTCTTGATATCTCCAAAGATATTCTTTCTTTATCTCGTTTACGGTCTTATTTCTTTTGTCCACCGGCACCACCTCCCTTATGTATTTTTCTGATATAGTCTATTGCCTCGATGCTTTGATATGCCTGACGATGAAATGCAGCACTTGCCTCATCAGGAGGCTTACTCGTCTCCATCTCGGCATAATGACTGTTTTGCTCAATTTTCTGCTCATCGCTTGTACGTTTGCGTTTCAAATTACCACCTCACTTTCTTGTTGCAACGGCACTTAAGACCGTGCTCCGCTGTCCTCTTTAAACGCTTTACTCCGTCGTATATATATGCATACAAATCTTCAATACCCTGTTTGTATCCATCACAGTATGCTCTTTCTTTTTCTACTGTTCTTGTGTATTTCATTTCTGCGTCGCTTTGCATTTTATTTACAATGTTTTCCAGGTTTTCCACCTTTTCACTCCTCCTACTCCTCTTTCGCAAATCTTTAAAACTTCGTTCGCTTTAACGTGCATGCTACAAACAACTGTCGCATGCCCAATCACTTCGTATTCTTTCATATCTACTCCCTCCAATCTAACCTCTGTCCGCACTCGTCGCAAAACCTCATATAACTTCTAAGTATTCCTCCACATTTTGGACATTTCCCCACTCTGCATCCAATTGCTCCATTCACCCCGATGATAATCGGTTTCTTCGCCGTATCCCGTTCCTTCAGCTCCTGCACCTGCTTTAGCAGCTTTGCAGTCTGCGTCTTATCAAAATCATTAATCCGATTGTATTCATTCAAGATATCGCAGATAAACTTCCCAATTTTACATTCTGAACATATAATTTCTAAAGACTTTCCATCTGCCATGTGCGGATATCGGCACAGATTGTCACAGATATGCTCTGCAAATTCCGTTGTTATCTTGTCCATCTTTGTTTCGTATTTGTTCATTTTCCTGCATCCTCCTTAATCCGTTTAATTCTTGCCTTAATTATTCTCTTTTGCCTCCCTCTTCTGAAACATCAAACACCCTGTTCTGTCACATCCCTTTGGTTCCCTATCTTCCTCACAGAGCCCTGTACCCATCCCGTAACGTCGCTCAATTGATTCGTTATATTGCCATTTCGCACATTGGCTACATTTCTTGCTCATTCTTACACCTCTCTCATTTCTTCTCGCTTACTTCTCATCGATAGTTGCCTTCTCTATCTCTTTTGCAATCGCCAATAACATATCTTTTGCAAATTCCGATCTGTTATATTTTTTATGCAGTTTATTCATTGTTTCCACAAAAAAATCCCAATCCTCCTGCACCATACTTTTCCCAAAATATTTCCGGTACAAGTACCAACAATCTTGAAATAATCTTGCTGCTTCTAAAAATCCCATCATAGCTTTTCAATCCAGATATAAATCCCAGGGATATCTGCCCAAAACTTTTCCACAATCTCAGATGCCACCTGTGCATCATCATCCCAAAATCCAATCTGCGTCATACAATCCTTCAAAAGTTTCTGCAGATTATCTGTATCCGGTTTCGTAATCCGGTATTCGCCATTCTGATGTCTGCCCTTTGGAAAACACCACTTTACGATTAATCTCAATCCACAGTAAAACGGTTCTTCCGGTACATGCTCACCAAGATGAGCCATCAGCTTTTGTCTTGCTGCTTTTAATTCATCCGGTTCGTAAAAGATTGGACGACCATTGACCACATGCACTTTCTTTTCTTGGTGCGTACATGTCGGCGGCTCCATAGCCATAAAAAATTCTAAACACATATCATTTTACCTCTTTAACGCGTGAAATTTTTTATTTTCTTTTTACGTGCGCCCTGTCATCGGGGAGGGGGAAGGGAGACGGGGCCGGGCTCACTTAAGGCCCGTCCCTCTCCTACCCCCGTGACCAACGCTTGCGGGGGAAAATTTATATATTTATATATAGCGTCTTCCCCGCACTGCGGGGATGTCACGATTTTCTGTCTTCCCCGCACTCTGCACCTTTGCGGGGAAGACAGCATTTTATGTGTTCCCCGCCATTTCCCTCTCACGGGGAAGACATGTCTTTTGTTTCCCCGCACACTATTTTTTCTTTTCCTTTTTATGAACATTTCCATCCTTAATCACATAACCCCCATGCTCTTTTATCCGATCTCGGACCGTTCTTTCAGATATTCCAAGATACTCTGCAACCTCACTTACACTCGGAACATCTCCAAAATTACATCCTTCGATAGCCTCTTGAAGCGCCTGTTTTCGATCTGCTTTTCGGTCCTGTGCATTTTTTTTGTTCTTTGATGCTGCCCTCTTCCATGACGGCTGGTCATCCTCCGGCTGAATGTCTTGCAATGCTCCCGATTCATCCTCTCTATGAACCGGATAATCGAACCATAAATTGACTGGTTGAAACTTCGGAAACTCTCTTAAAGTACCGTCAATTCTCCACGCTGTGCGTGCTTTTACTGCTTGACAAGCCTTTTCAACCTGATCATTTAACATCTTTAATTCAAGGGATTTCATAACCTTATTGCAGTATGTAAGTAACTCTGTACTGCTGCATAAATCATCCTGAGACAAATCCTCTTCCATCACAGATTCATATCCATATCTTTTAAGCAAATATACGCAAGCAGCGCAAATAGCCTTGTTTTCTTCTTGTTTTAATAATTCCTCCGTAGGCTCTAATTCAATCAGATCTAGAAGAGCGTCCGGATCCCTTGCGAATACACCGGAACCTGAGGCTCTGTCCATAGACTTTTTCCCGCCCTGACTACCTTTACTGTGATGATGGCAATATATAACAGCGCATCCTAATTCTGTACATACCTTATCAAACTGATTACAAAATTTTGCCATCTGATCAGCGCTGTTCTCATCTCCGGTAATAACTTTATAAATCGGATCTATGATAATTGCCACATACTCTTTCTTTGCTGCTCTTCTGATCAACTTCGGCGCCAGCTTGTCCATAGGAACTGATTTTCCCCTCAGATTCCAAATGTCAATGTTTTTCAGATTATGTGGCTCTATTTCAAGTGCTTCATACACATCTTTAAAGCGGTGTAGGCAACTCGCCCGGTCAAGTTCCAAATTTACGTACAGAATCCTGCCTTGTGAGCACTTCCATCCGAGCCATTTCTTTCCTTCTGCAATTGATACACATAATTCTATCTGCAGAAATGATTTTCCAGCCTTAGAAGGACCTGCAATCAACATTTTATGTCCTTTTCTTAAAATCCCATCAATGAGACATGGAGACAGTTCTGGAAGATTATCCCAAATTCCTTCTAACCCCTCGGGATCCGGAAGGTCATCATTTAATCCCTCAATCCATTCCTGCCATTCTTTCCATGATTCTTTTCCAATGTTCGTATCTACAATAAATTGTTTCTTCCCATTACGTTCAATTCCAGGTAGCCTGGACAATCTGGAAGGATTCTTATTTTGCGTGTCCACTTTCATGCCGTTTTTCTGACATACCGTATACAGATATTCCACGCGTTTTTTATATTCTCTATAATCTTCTGCATCCACTCGCACAATCGCATGAAGACTCTTACCGCCGGAATTGACCAAACAGGCAACAGGAAGCTCCAACTCCCTTATAATGGCATTTTGTTTTTCAATCTCTAATTCATCAGATTCTACAAGCGCATATCGAAATTCTGTCACATTGTCATTTTTGCAACCATTTCCATCCAATGGATTAAATCTGATCCATGCACCGGCTTCCTTATTGTAATCTCCTAAAACTGCACCGATATCTCCGTTACAGCTATTTAACTTTTCAATGAGCTGTCCTGCTGTTCTATCCCAACTCCCTTTCTGCGGCAGCCACTTTTTGCCTTTCTCATCTTCCTTTAACCAACATCCGGTTACATACCCAACATTTTCTCCCGGCTCAAACAAAGTTTCCAGGTATGTCGTGATTTCTCGGACAGGGTTCCAATTCTTCGGCTCTTGAACCTCTTTGCCTTCCAGCCATCCATTATCTACAACGACCAGATCATCCTTTTCACCAACGAAATCATCCCAACCGAGTTCATGTCCCGGATCACATTTCGGAATCCACCCTCTTTCGAGAGCCATCTGCACAATGGTCCCACCAGTAACCGGAAAAGAAGAGCCGTGGAATCCTGCCCATTTTCGGAAGCATTCTCCAGAATGATATCTTCCGATATCACGTCTACTCCATTTATCCCAATCAGAAGCTGTATATCCTTCATGTTTTAATGCCATTCCGACATTTACCCACTCCTGATAACTCAGATCTGTCGGATTGATATATTCAAGAATTTCTGTTAAATCTGTTCGTTGTTCCACTTTTATGCTCCTTTATATTCTGATGGTTTAATATCTGCAGGTATTCTCCATCCATTTCCTGCAATCCGGTCAATCAATTTTTTTGCAGTATCGAACTGCCATGTTCCTACATGTTGGAATCCTCGACTTTCTAAGAATCTAATCTGCTTTGGTGTTGTAAGGTTCGCCTGTTTACGCTTATCCAGTCTGTCAAGAATCTTTGCTGCCTTTCCTGCATTCTCAATTGCATCAGGGAGAATTCCAAGTTTCTCTAACGTCTTTTTCTGCTTATCAGAAGGCGGTGCCATTTCCCATCCAAAAGCTGGAACATACCCTGCTAAATCTTCTGCCTGAATGCTCATTTCAAACTGCAGCGGATCCACTAGCTTCCGTTTTCTTCTTTTCATTTCTTCCAACTGTTTTGCCAATGCTTCTTCGCGCTGCACAATGACATCTTCCGCAGCTGCCTTCTCTGCCTCTTCAATGTCTATAGGGTATCCGGCATCCTTTTCAAAGTTCTCTGTCATTTTCTGCGCCACTTCTTCGCTTTCGCAAATCAGATGCGCCGGATGACATAATTCATGTCGCTCCGTATGCCATAGAAAATCCAATAATAAAAGGTGATCTTTCCCAGTCTCCGGAGAAAGTCTAGTTCCCCGCCCTACCATCTGACAATATAAGCTCCGTACTTTTGTCGGCCGGAGTACCACAATGCAATCCACACTGGGACAATCCCATCCTTCTGTAAGCAACATAGAATTGCAAAGCACATTGTATTTATCATTTTCAAAATCTTCCAAAATTTCTGCACGATTTTGGCTGTCTCCGTTTACCTCAGCCGCTCGAAATCCATTCTCATTTAAAATATCTCGAAACTTCTGACTGGTCTTTACAAGTGGAAGGAATACCACCGTTTTTTTATCTGAACAGTACTTCTTCATTTCCTCTGCAATATTTTTAAGATACGGGTCCAATGCAGTCCCTAAATCCCCCGCTTTGAAATCTCCGCCCTGCGTTCCTACTCCAGTCAAATCCATTGTAAGTGGAATAGTTACCGCCTTGATCGGAGATAAATAACCTTCCTTGATTGCTTTCGGAAGAGAATACTCATAAGCGAGACTTTCAAATACCGTTCCTAGATTTTTCATATCTCCTCTATCTGGTGTCGCAGTCACTCCCAATACTCTTGCTTCCGGGAAGTGACGCAGCACACGTTGATAACTGTCTGATATGCAATGATGCGCCTCATCAACAATAATCGTATCAAAATAATCTTCCGGAAAACGGTTTAGTCTCTTTTCTCGCATCATAGACTGTACAGAACCGACCGTAATTCGATACCAGCTTCCAAGACAAGATTCTTCTGCTTTTTCAGTCGCACAGCCAAGTCCTGTTGATTTTCTGATTTTGTCCGCTGCCTGCTCCAAAAGTTCTCCTCTGTGTGCCAGAATAAGGACTCTGTCCCCATTCTGCACACACTGCTCTGTTACTTTTGCAAATACAATTGTTTTTCCGCATCCAGTTGGAAGGACTAGAAGCGTTTTCTTTGTTCCATTCTCCCATTGTTCAAAAATAGAATTCTTCGCTTCCTGTTGATAAGGTCTAAGTTCCATTAGAACTCACCTGCCTTGAATTCTTTCTCCGGATACGGGTAAATCTTCTTGATATGATTATACTTCTTGCTTTCGTCTTTCCTGTCAACATCCAATGTAATCTGTGCACGTCCTTTTAATCCAGGAAGTGCATTCCAATTCATTCTCAACTTCTCGCCCTTTTTCTTCAAACCAACTCCACAAAACAACTCTGATAACTTCCACTCCATTTTTGAATGAAGAATAAAATTCTCTCGGATCGTTACTACTTCTCCATTTGCTCCTACTACATTAAAAAATACAATCGCCATATTACTTGCTGGAATCTTTTCACTTCCTTGTGAACGTGCTCTCTCATAGTGATCAATTACAAAATCATAATCTCCTGCCGGTAACTCTACAAAATTACTGTCTTTCTCAATCTCATCTTCCCAACCAAATTCTCTATCCATTTCGCTCATAACTCTAAAATCCTCTCTCTTTCTTAATTAAATGGTACTTCATACGTTTCACGCAGTTTCTGAATCATGCCGTACACCTGCGTCCATGCACCGACAAGTACTCCTGAAATAAAATTCGGATCATAATTCTCAATTGGTGTTGCCTGTGGATAGTATCCCCTGTCAGCAACTACCCTCTGTATCTCTTCTTCTGATACCAATTTATCCTCCATCAGATCACGCAAAGCCTTGGGAATTTTTTCGCTTACATGAAAAGCGCTGTTTTGTGGAATCTCTGCTGATTTCTGCTGTTGTCCCTCTTCCTCTTGTGATTCATTTTTTCCTGTAGGACTCGGATCAAACTCCACTTGCTCTGAAATTCCATCTGGAATATTCATAAAGTCTAGCTGCTTATCTTCCTTTGCTGGCTCTTTAGCTGTAACGTTACTGTTGCTCTGTTTATCGGATGAAATAATATGCGCAATCTCCGAATAATCAAATGAAAGTTCTTCATCTAATCCATAACGATTTTTCGCATCCCAACACGGATGGTGGCTCGTATACATCACACGTCTTCCGCCTTGGGCTTTGTGTTTCTTTCCCTTGTCATCTGCTGCCACAGAATACGTCTTATATTTTGCAAACAGCAGCATGTCCGACCACTCTTTTACTAGTGGAGAAGTCTGCGACTGGGTCTTTTTCCCAAGCTTTAATTCATACCGGTCATATGCTCCCATCTCATCCGGCTGTTCAAATTTCCGGATCTGCGCATGTGCAGTCAAGACAACATGGACGCCTTTTTCAACTACATCCTCTAACTGATTCAGAAATCGTCCAAATTCTTCCTTTGTGTACACATATCCATTTCCATAACCAAAATCTTCAATTCCGGATTTTCCATGTTTTGAACAGATATAATTTACGCAAAGCTGTTCTGCCCAATCTACAGTATCAATCACAAGCGTTTTAAATTCTTCCGGATGATTTTTTACATAGTCGATTTCTTCAAGCAACATCTCCCAGCTGCTTGGTCTCGGCAATCTTGCCACATCCATGTCTTTTGTACTGCCCTCTGTATCGATAAATACCGGATCAGGAAATTTAGAAGCAAATGTACTCTTTCCGATTCCCTCCGGTCCGTATACAACTACCTTTTTCGCACATGGTATCTTCCCTCTTGTAATCTGCATTAAAATGCACCTGCCTTCCATTTTGGTGTTATATCAGATGATTCCTCTGTTACCTGCTGACCAGCCACATAACCATCTTCAATGATGATGCTACATTCATCTCCAGTACTAACTCTAGTCGCTATTGCCTGCAGACCTTCCTGTTCAAGCCACTGTCCAAATTCTTGTAGCGTCTGCATATCCATTTGTTCCAGCTTATCAAGCAATACAAATCCACATTTCGGATTTAATTTTCTTACAATTGCTGTGGATACTTTCATTCGATCAGAACCAGACATGTTATCCCATTTCTGCCCTTTATAAATCAACTCGCCTTCCTTTATGGATAGTTCCGGAAGTGGAAGATCTGCACCATTCAGAAGATCTGTCTTTTCCTTTCGCTTATCTTCAATCTTGTGTGTAAGTGCAGCATATTGATTTTTATATTCAAGCGCATCTTCTTCCGCTTTATCTTTATCAAGATTTGCACGCACTTTCCTGTTGATTTCCTCAATATTGGCAATGTTCGCTTCCAGCTCCACAGTAGATTCATCCTGAAGATCTTTCGCAGACATCAATGCCACATTCAAAGAAGCCTTTGCTTCCTCCAGCTCTTTTTCCTTTTTCTGCAGCTGCTCTCTCATAGCTTCTACTTCCTGATTGAGAAATGTAACAGAAGCACGATACCTTTCAACCTGATCTCGTTTTCTCTGATTCTCACCATTCCGAGCCAAAATTTCCTGCTGCTGTTTGATTAAATCAGATGGAGAAATCAACTCTTTTGGTGCATCCGGATAATATATCTGTTCGTCAGCAAACTTCTTTTTCTGGTCTGCAATCTGACCAATAGCAAGTCTTTGGTTGTACAGTTCTTTTTCTTCTTTATCCAAAACAGCAAGTTGATCACCAACACCGATTATTTTAAGCAACGTCTGTGCTTTTTCTTTTCCGGATGCTTCCATGAATTTCGGAAGGTCAATTGCCAACTGTTCAACAAACTCATTAAGAAGTTGTTGGCCTCCCTTATTTCCATCCGGATCCGTCACTTTCAAACTGCTATTTTTCCCTTTGCGCTCCACGACAAGTCCATTACTCATGACAATATGTAAGTTAGGCGGAATCACAGAACCCTGACGCTGCGCATCAGACGGTCGGTACTTTTCTCCACCCAGTGCCCATGCGATGGAATCCAGCACAGAAGTTTTTCCTTGGTTATTATTTCCACCAACTATTGTCAATCCATTTTCTGTTGGCTCAATCTTTACCGCTTTTATCCTCTTTACATTTTCTATCTCTAACTTATTAATTTTTATTCCTGACATTTGTTCTCAACCTCACTTTCAAACGGAGCAAACATTTTTGATGTTTGATTATACACACGAATCGCTTCTTGGGAAAATTCGCGTTTTCTCGTCAAATGATTTTTTACTTTACAATAAATATCAGCTGCTATAGCAGTTACAACATCAGATGTTTTATCATCTAACTTATCGTCATCGCATATGGCACTTGCTGCCAGTCTGATGAACATCTTAATATCATCCAATGACAATTCATATTTCTTTTCTTCCATTGACTTTCCTCCCAAAATCTTCTAAACTTAAATTGTCTAATTTGTTGAGTACCCGAGCTTGCCGGCTCATGTGGGTGCTCTTTCTTATAGTAATGATGCTGCTGTAATTTCTCCAACTAAAACCCCTAGCATTGTGAGTATCACCATCACACCGCCTGTCATCACTCTTCGAAACAGCAACTCATCTCGAAACTCTTTTACTGCCAACTGATTCTTCAATCTTCTCTGTCTTAACACATCCGAGCGTTCGAACTGCATCACCTTGATTTCTTCCATAGCTACACACCTCCTATCAAAATTATCTGCCCTACAATCCCGACGACAATTATCGCCAGTACCAAAAGAGCCATTACGCAAGCTGTTCTCTTTTCCTTACGCAGATATTTCTTATGTCTGTTTCGGATTCTTCTTTTCAGGGAGTGCTTTTCTTCTGTTCCAGTTCAATTCCATCTTCCTCCAAAATCTTAATCAGTTCTTTCTTGAGTTCCCTCAACACACTTTCCTCGGCACTATACGGTATCGTACAGCCCTTATCTGATGCCACAAATAAACGTCTTACTGCTCTATCTACGTTCATGCTTCTTTCTCCTTTTCTTCGCCCTGTTTTTATTGCGTTTGTAACGCTGGTATTCTTTGTATGTCACAGTTCTTTCTCACCTCCCTTCAAGCCTACGAATTGCCTCTTCTCTGCTAATCTCGATATATCTTGCCACTTCGGTTATTGTAGCTTCGTATCTGTGCTTCTTCGGTCCGGTTTTAATAACTCGACCAAATTCCCAAAAACCATTTTTCATATTGTAACGAACTTTATTTTTGTCGCACCCTACTATTTTTGCGATTGCCGGTGCTTGTATGATTTCGCTCACGCTTATCACCTCCTACTCTAAGAAATACTCAATGCTTACTCCGAAGTAATGAACTGCTTTTCATTCCTTCTTACAATTTCATTAGTAACTTTCTTGTGAACTGATTCCGAAACTTCATCGAACTCAACTTTACCGCTCATTAATGCAACGCTTATCATCTCATTTAAACAAACTAACTCTTCATAAGTTAATTTCATGCTGTTACCTCCACACTTGTCTCTAAATATTTTCTTTGATATAATTTCCCTATCAAATGAAGAAAGGAAAAAATCATTATGAAACTAGATTCCACTATTACCATTTCTATTATTCTTGCTATCTGTGCGTTATTCGCTCCATCTATAACAGCCATAATTAACAACCGCCATCAATACAAAATCAGAAAGCTAGAATTACGTCACAATTTTATAACAAATCAGTCTAATGTTATTTACGCTAATAAGTACAATGTTTACAAATCGTTTCTTGAAGAAGCCAGCAAATACAGTATGTTCAATGATTACGCGAAAGAATTTACTTCCATACTTGCTTGTACTCAGGATGCATTGCTTTTATGTAATCCAGAAACAAAGAAATTGTTATTGGACTTTTCAGAAAGATTTAGCAACCATACAATATCTAATAGAGATGAGTACATTACTGAGCTTAACAAAATAGCAGATTCATTTAACAGCGAACTTTCGTCATTATCCTGCGAATAGAACAACTAATGCGAATAAAATGACAACCAATAGTGCCCAGACTGGATATATCTTGTCATCGGGTGCTATTTTTTTCATAATCCATACTGCCGAAACGGCTACTATCGACATTCCAAAAATTAATCCGGCTTTCAACATCTTCCCACCTCCTATCCTGCTTTCTTATCATTATTCTCTTTGTCCAAGCAATCCCTTGCTTTAAGAACTTCCGAATTGCTCTTCATAATTAAAAGACTTTCTTTATCCATTTGCTTCATATTAGATACTGTCTCCTCCACCATTTTTTTCAATTCCTCTGACATTTTTTTCACCTCTCTCTTTTTAATCGCTGTTGCTATCTAACCATATTTCTCCTATAATCAGATTACCGAGTAGCCAACAAAATAATTATGAAAGGATAAAATATCATGCAATTAAATTACAAAGATATCGAATTGAATTTTGCTCAAAGAAAACTTCTCAAGAAATTAAAAAAACATCCATTAGAAGAAAGTAATATTCCCGAAAAGGACCTTGCTTTCTTGAAAAAATTTAAATTAATCAAATGCTCAAACTCTGACGAGGCTTTTCATAGCGGAACTAAACGCATTTACACAATTACTGATGCAGGAGTACTATATACCCGTTTTACTCCAAAAGACCGCCTCCGAACTTGGTATCCTTATATTGCATCTACAATCGCAATCATAATTTCTGTTATTGCTTTATGCAGGTCTTGGTAAAAATGTCAGAATCAATGCAATTATAGAAAAAAACAGTGATATATACGGAAAAATCATAGTTCTCCGAAACTCTTTTTCGTGGTGAAGTTCTACTATGGTTTTAAAAAACCATTTAACTTCTTCAACACATTCTTTTATAATGCTCATTTTCTCACCTCTCTTCGTATCTATGTGAACATTATACGTCACTTAGATACTATTGTCAAGATATTTTTGTTATCTTTGTGACGTTTTTGTATTGACACAATATCTTTTAATATGTATAATCGGAATTAGAAAAGAGGTGAGTTAATGAACACTCGAATTAAAAAACTTAGAAAAACGCTTGATTTGACAATGGAAGACTTTGGAAAGAGAGTAGGGGTAACTCGCACTGCTATTTCCAATATTGAATCGGGTAACCGTAATGTAACGGAACAAATGTTTAAATTAGTATGTCGAGAATTTAATGTAAATGAAGAATGGCTTCGAACAGGCGATGGCGAAATGTTTGTTGCACTACCTATAGAAGATGAAGTAGCTGCATATGTTGAAGATTTGCTTGCGGACGATGGAGAAAACGAACTTTATAATATAATCAAAGCGATTATGCGTACATATAACGAATTATCTCCTAAATCGCAAGAGGTATTAAGAGATGCTAGTACAAAGTTAGTGAAAAATTTGCAAAAAGAAAAAGAAGACTAATGTCTCCTTTTTCTTGCTAAATATCTTTTAATAATGGTATACATTTGGTTTAAAAATCGAACATCTGATTCATCCAATTGCTCAACCATATTAATGATTATTTGTTTTAGTTTTTCGCAACTCATATGTACCCCTCCCGTGTCCGTTGTATTGAACGCACGTCGAAATTCCTTGTTTAAATAATACTACTCTTCGTAAATTATTTCAAGAAGTGTTTCTAACATTTGTT